GAGATACCTGAGTCGAGTAGGGCTACTATGGATGGTCAGGTCTCAGGTAAAAAGAACTACGAAGCCTGGTTAAAGGATAAACCGGAAGCATTCCAAAAGGAAGTATTAGGCAAAGGTAAATATAAACTTTGGCAGAAAGGTAAATTGGGCTTCAAAGATATGGTAAGTGGAAGCGGCAATCCGTTAACACTTAACCAAATAGAAACTAAATTAAAAATAAAATAAAATGTATTTAATGTAAAATGAATTTGTCAGAGACAATTTAATAATTATTCGGAGAATAAAATGAGTGACCCAGCAGTAGACCCAAAAACATATTCAGAAGAGGAATATGGAGATCTTAAAACAAAGTTAGATGAGTTCAGATCTAATAATGTAACCCTTTTAAAGAAACAAGAAGACCTAGAATCTAAATTCAATGGAATTGATGTTGATGCTTATAATGATATGCTTAAAACATCTCAAGCATTAAAAGATAAAAAGCTAATTGATGAAGGTAAGATCGATGAGTTATTAGAAGAACGTACCAAAGCAATGAGAAATGAGCACAACTTAGCTCTTGAAGGTATGAATAAAACTCAATCGGCATTAAATGGGAAACTGGAAACATTACTTATCGACAATGCAGTAAGAGACTCAGCAGCTAAAGCAGGTGTTGTAGATACTGCTCTTGACGATGTTGTGTTACGTTCACAAGTGGTATTCTCAGTTAAGGATGGTAAAGCTGTTCCTCATGATCGAGAAGGTAATGTTGTATTTGGTGATGGTACTAGCGATCCAATGAGTGTTAATGAATGGGTCAAGGGTTTAACCGAATCAGCACCTCATTTATTCAATCCCTCTACTGGCGGTGGTTCTCAACACGGATCAACCTTCAATGGCAATACAAATACGGTATCAAGAACAGTATTTGATAAAATGTCACAGCAACAACGAAGCAAGTTTGCCATTGATGGTGGTAAAGTTGTAGACAAATAGTTCCTAGATAAAAACTCTCTCCTCAAGTTAGATTTTTTGGCTCTTCTTAATTGAAGAGTTTTTTTTGTTAATTAATTAGAAACATTTTCATTTTTATGATATATTAGTACTCAAGCAACAGTGTTGCCTAATTTTCTACTGTGTAGAGCATAACAATTAGGGGGCATTTGACTCTCTAATAAATTTCAATTTAAAAAGGAGTCAATAAAATGGCAAATACTTTAACAAACTTAGCAGGCGATATTTATAAAGCTGCTGATACTGTTGGCCGTGAACTAGTTGGTTTTATCCCATCAGTAACGATCAACGCAGGTTCTGAGAGAGCCGCAAAAGGCGACACAATCCGTTCATTCATCACAGCATCTGCTACGGCGAATAACATTACTGAGTCAATGACAATCCCACAAGGTGATGATCAAACTATCACTAGTTCTACAATGACGTTGTCAAACGCTAAAGCGGTTCAAATTCCAATGACTGGTGAAGATATTAAACATCTTAACAATGGTTCTGGTTATGAAACTGTTTATGGTGATCAAATTGCTCAAGCAATGCGTACACTAACCAACTCAATTGAATCAGATCTAGCTACTGCGGCTTACCAAGGTGCTTCACGTGCTGTTGGTACTGCAGGTACTACCCCGTTTGCTTCAAACTTTAATACTATTGCTCAGGCAAGACAAATTATCGTTGATAACGGTGGTGCTACTAACGACGGTCGTATGTCTTTAGTAATGAACACATTGGCTGGTACTAACTTACGTAACCTTTCATCTTTACAGAGCGTAAATCAAGCAGGTTCAGATGCTATGTTGCGTCAAGGTACTTTGTTAGATCTACAAGGTGTTATGATTAAAGAATCAGCTCAAGTTGTTTCTCATACTACTGTTGGTTCTGATGACCACGTTGTTAATGGTGCTGTGGCAGTTGGTGATACTGCTATCGCTGTAGATGGTACTCAGACTACTGATTGTTCCGCAGGTGATGTTGTTTCATTTAGTGGTTCTTCTGACAACTACGTTGTTGCTAATCAAAGCACTACTGCTTCACTTGTATTAAACTCAAATGGTGCTAGATCAATCATTGCTAACGATGAAACTATTGCTACAGGCGCAAGTTACGCGGCTAACGTAATGTTTAATCAAAACGCTATTGAGTTAGGTATGAGAGCTCCAGCAGTTCCAAATGGTGGCGACTCAGCAGATGATGCTATGTTGATCCAAGATCCGCACTCAGGTTTGATCTTCGAAATTCGTGTTTACAAAGGTTACCGTAAGCAAATGATCGAAGTTGCAGCAACATGGGGTACTAAAGCTTGGAAGAGCGACAACATTGCAATCTTAATGGGTTAATTAAGATTAGATTAAATGGGGGAAGGGTAATGACTTCCCCACCTAATTCAAAAGGAGAATAAAATGCAAACAGAAAAAATTAAAAAGACCGTCAAAAAGGTCATTAAAAAAGCAACTCCGAAAAAAGTCGAGTTTGTTGAAATGGTGAGACAATCAGATGGCTTAGTTGCTAATGTTCACATCAACAATGTCGCAAAGTTCAAAAACGCAGGATATAAATAATGGCTTTAGATGCTACAGCAAATGGAACGAGTGCAAACAGTTATGTTACTGTTGCTGATGCGGATACGTATCATGATTCTCATTTGTACGCTACAACATGGACCGCTGCTTCAACAGCTAATAAAGAGAAAGCTCTTAAAATGGCTACTCGCATACTGGATGAAAAGATCGCCTGGACAGGAACTAAGACTACAGACGAACAGGCTTTAGCCTGGGGCAGATCTGATGTTACCGATGATGGATACTCAGTATCATCAACAATAGTACCTAATCCAATTAAAAATGCAACAGCAGAATTTGCTAGACATTTGATTGGAACAGATCTAACCGGTAATGCAGATGGTAAAGGCTTAGCATCTTTGGCAGTAGGTTCTATCTCACTTACATTCGATAAGACCGACACTGCAGGGGTTATACCTTCAATCGTCCAAGAAATGTTAAGAGGTTGGGGTATAATCCATGCGCGTGCTAAGTTCGGTACAGTTGCAGTAGTGAGGACTTAATGGGACTGAGCTCATCAATAGCTAAAATCGTAGAATCAGCAATTGTTACTGTTGGGGACTTAGCTGAGACTATTACTTACAATGCTAAGAGCTCAGGAGCATACACAGTTGCTACCGGTGCAGTTGCACATACTACAACAAGTTATACCTTCAATGCAATCGTATCACCATTTGGTGCTGCAGGTACTGGCTCAAATGAAATCGTAGATGGTATTACCTCGGACTTAGCAATACTTTTTGCTTCGAATGACTTAGCTGTAACGCCAGACACAAATGATACTATCACTAGAGATTCTAAAGAGTATAAAGTTAAGCAGATCATTCAAGATCCTGCCGGAGCTTCATACCGCTTAATCGTGGGGTTAATGGGATGAGTGTACAATCATTTGGTAAAGAGTTAAAAGCATTCAGTAAAAGAACAGATGTAAAACTGGATGTCACTGTCCGTAAAGTTGCTTTAGCTTTGTTTGATGGTATTACTGAAAAGAATCCAGTTGATACAGGTAGAGCAAAAGGTAATTGGAATCTGTCTGTTGGTAAAATGGATCAATCTGTTAACGATAACGCTACAAGTACATCCCTAGGAAGACCCGGCAAAGCCCCAAATATGAAAAAAGGTGATGGTGACAAAGTGATATGGATAACTAATTCATTACCCTATATAAATGCTTTAGAGCATGGGCATAGTAAGAAGCAGGCACCACAGGGTATGGTTAGTTTAACTGTAAATGAAGTGAGGGCAAGTCTATTATGAGTTTTGCTAGTGAAAGAACCAACATCGAGGGTAGATTCAATACCAATTGGACTACAACAACGATTGCCTGGGGTAACACTGATTTTGACATGCCTAACAATGCGGCATGGGTACGATTTAATATTTTGAATGGTAACACAAGTTATAGAGCAATAAATGGCTTAAAACGTCATACAGGCATTATCAATATTCAAATATTCGGACCAATTAATTCGGGAACTCATACCATTAGAGAGTATAGTGATACAATAGCTGCTATATTCGATGGTCAGAGTTTTAACGATGTGGTTTGTGATGTTGCAAGTATCCAAACTATAGGTACTGATGATAAGTTTCATCAGGTTAATGTTAACATTCCATATTGGAGAGACGAATGAAACAAGTAATTTTATATCCACCTAACGGGGATAAAATAGGTGTAACGCCACACCCTTCAAAGATTGAAGAAATGAAGGCGAATGGCTGGATTGAGAAATCCGATAATAAAAAAGTAAAGATCAAGGAGAAAGAAAATGGCAAATCATAAAGGCTCGGAAGGAGTTGTAAAAATCGGTTCAAACACAGTAGCAGAGATCAAGGACTTCAGTTTAAGTGAAACTGCAGAAACTATCGATGATACTACAATGGGTGACTCAGCAAGAACTAAGTTAGTAGGTTTAACTACTGCCTCTGGTTCTATGACAGCATTCTGGGATGAGACAGATACAAGTGGACAAGGTGCAATGACAGTTGGTGCTGAAGTTACTCTAAATCTATATCCTGAAGGTGCTACAACTGGCGACAGTTATGCTACATTATCAGCGATCATTACTGAGAAAGGTGTATCAACTACTCTAGACGGCATGGTGGAAACATCAGTTAGCTTTGAAGCTAATGGCGCAGTTACTTGGGGCACGGTGGCTTAATGGGTATTAAAGAAAACGCTGAGGCTCATTTCAAGTCAAAGCTATCGGGTGAGTTATTCTCTGTTGATGTTCCTGAGTGGGATGGTAAGATCTACTACAAACAGGCAATCACAGGTAAGCAACAAACCCAGATCTTTAAGCTCTATTCACAAGACAAACAAATCGAATCGGTTTATATGTCTTTGATTATGCGGGCATTAGATGAAGACGGTAAAGCTATTTGGCGTCCTATGGAGCTAAATGAAATGATGCGAAACTATGATCCAGAAGTGGTTAGTAGAATCGTGGAAGAAATCTCTGATGCTGAACCAACGGTCGATGAAGTAAAAAAGCCTTAAAGTCGGATAACGACTTATTGTTTATTTGTACCTTAGCAGATCGTTTACAAAAATCCATTAGTGAAGTTATGGATTTTACTACAGTCGAACTAGTCACATGGTCGGCTTATTTTGAATTGAAGGGCGAGAAGAATGGCAACTAATCTAGCAACACTTGGAATTAAGGTAGATCCTTCCAAAGCTATTAGTGGAGCCAATAAAGCAAGAAAGGCAATTCTAAGAGTAGGTAAAGCTGCTAGAAGTGTTGCTGGTGCAATTGGTACCATTGGTAAGAGCTTTGGTAAATTAGGGGGAATCGCATTAGGTGCAGTTGTTGCACTAGGCTATTTCGTTAAGAAATCATTAAATTCAACTGATGCAATGGCTAAGATGTCTCGAGCTATTGGTGTTAGTGTTGAATCATTACAAAAGTTAAGACATGCCGGTAACTTGGCAGGAATGGAGTCTACTCAGTTAGACAAAGCAGTTCAGAAACTCGCAGTTAATATGGCTGATGTTGCTAAAGGCACTGGTGAAGCAAAAGATATATTCAACAAGTATGGTATTAGTGCTACTGATGTTCACGGAAAGTTAAGACCAGTTGAAGATGTGATGTTGGATGTGGCTGATGCTACAGTAGGAATTACAAACAGAACTGAGAAGGCAGAATTAGCATATAGGCTATTTGGTGCTCGTGGTGGTCTTATGATTAATATGCTTGAGCAAGGTTCAGAGGCTATGCGTGAGCAATGGCAAGAGGCTGAGGCACTTGGTCTAGTAATGAGTGAGAAAACCGCTAGAGGTGTAGAAGATGCTAATGATTCTATTGCTCGTTTGTCTGGGTTTTTAACATCATCATTTAGAAGAGCAATTGCAGAATTAGCACCGGCCATTACCGAGATCACAAAAGGTATACGTGAATGGGTTGAGATGAAGGTTAAGGAAGAAGGTGGCATTGGCGCTGTTGCTAAGAAGATGGCTACGCAGGTATTAATTGCCGTGGGTGTTATCATCGATGCTATTGAAATGATGGGCAATGTGTTTATTAATACCATGAAAACAATTCACGATCTGAATCCATTTAAGTCTACTGCCTCAGAGCTTACTGAAGAGATAACAGAGTTATTCGCACTGCTTGATGATGTTCAGGGTTCAATGGGGTTTGCCGATGGAGCAGATGCATCAATTTATGCTGCAAACCAACTATTAAAACAAATTAAAGAGTTAAATGCCGAATTGAAACTAACAAATCAAATGGAAGACATTGAGCCTATTGATTTATCAAGTTTTAGAGAACATCTTGCAGGTTTAATTATGGATATTAATACTGTAAACAATACACCTATTGTGCCAAAAATCAGTTTGGGTGAAGATGATGAAGAATCTTTCTTTACTAAATTTAAAATACAACTTGAGGAAATGGGCACAGCCTTTAATACCCAATTTGAGGATATGGCAGGTAAAGCGGATTCTGCAGCTAAAAAGATTGGAACAGCTTTAGGTGAAGTATTCGGCAAAGGTGGTTCGTTATCTGTAGGCATGGGTAATGCCGTAGCTGACCTAGTTGTTTACGGTAAGAAAGGTGAAATGACTTGGAAAAAGCTAGGTCAAAGTATTAGACATAATATTATCAGTGCTTTAATCGAAGAATCTACTCAAATGGCAATCAACTGGATTAAAAAGAAAGCAATTGCTCTATGGGAGAAAGCTACAGCAGTATCCACAGAAGCAGTAAAAACAGGTGCGGCTATCTCCGGTCAAACGGCAAGAACAGCAGTATCTGTAAAGGCTGCAGTAACAGAAACAACAGCTTGGACCCCTGCGGCAATTGTTACATCATTAGCTTCATTTGGTGGTAATGCTTTAATGGCTATTGCGGGGATTGGAGCAGTAATGGCTTTAATGAAATCGTTTGATGGTGGTGGATTTACAGGTAATGGCTCACGTTCAGGCGGTGTAGATGGTAAGGGTGGATTTATGGCTGTTATGCATCCGAATGAGACAGTTACAGATCATACCAAAGGTCAAACCCAAGGTCAAGTCATTAACGTGACCTATGCACCACAGGTGAACGCATTAGATCCAAGAACAGCACAGAATGTGATTGCAGAGAATGCACCAACAATCGTAGCAGTAGTAAGACAAGCATTTAATAGAAACGGACAGGCGGTAGCATTATGAGTTTCCCAATCACACCAGTAGCAAGTTCAATTACGATCACTGGCATTAGCCCAACACTTACGAGTGTTACCCATTCATTAAAAAGACAAGCACGTTCTCGTGGGGGTCAAAGATGGTTAATTGATGCTAAATACCCAGCAATGACAAGAAGTGATTTTGCACCTTTATGGGCGTTCGCTAATGC